TAATGTTGATGCTATTTCTGCTCTTTTTGCTAGATTATTTAAATATTTCCATTCTTCGAACAAATCATTTGAATTAAACTTTATTTTCATATAACTTTCAAATACTTTGTCGTGCTCCAATTCTGGAAAGTCCAATACCATCTGTATTTTTAACGGTTTGATAAGAATTTCTTTAAAAAGGGTTCTTAATCTATTAACAAAATTTTTAAATCTTATTTCATCCATAGTTATTGAAGCGGTGTCATCATAAAAATTACCACCACCTTGATCTTCGTCTAATCTTGAAAATGGCATTTTAGATGCCCTTTTAAAACTTTTATAAAACCATTGAAGTGTAATATCTTCATTCAATTCAGCTTGTTGTGGTTGCTCAATTGTCATTTCAGGAGTTCCCAATTCTGAAGTCGGAAACCAATAGTCTTTTGAATGTGGAATTTTAGTAGATCCATTAATATAAGGTATACCTGTTCTATCGTCCCATTCTATATCCTCGTGATATTCACTCATCAACTGAGCAATTTGCTGTTCTGCTTGTTGTCTGGTTAAACCGTTAACTGGAATTACAAACTTTTTGTAAATTGATGCCTGATTTAAATTATACATCAATTTAGTAAATTCTAACAATTTAAGTTGGTTGTAAGGTTTAATTAGTCCCTCAACATAACTTGTTTCATCATATTCTAAATTATTTGAATATGAAATATAAATAATATTAGAATCTAATAGAACTCTTCTAAGTTGAGGTATATCTGGATTTTGTATCCAAACTACAATTCCTGTACCTGGTTCGGCAGCTACAATAAGAGTAAGTGGGTCTAATAAATTAAGATCTATAATATTTTTTTGCGTATCATCATAGACTATTTCAAACGCCAAAAAGCCATCAATTAGGAATGTTTTCATATAATTCCAAGCTGTTAGACCATCATTAAAATTAAATGAATTATAAATTTTCCTAAAATTTTCTTGATATTTTGTTCTAAGTGATTGATCATAATTATCTGGAACATCAGTTACACTACAAAAATAATTATCATCATCATAATTGATAGCTTCTTCGGCTATTCTAGTAACATAATCTTTAATTTCTTCTTTTATGGCATATTGATGAAGTATTTTTCTCTTATCTAGATATCTACGATCAAGATAGGCTATTGATTTTTTTTCTAATATTTTAGATATAATTTTTTTAGTAAATAAATCGTACATATTCGTACCTGGTTCATAAAGCAAATTACTTGTATCTTGAAATGCACCGATAGCTTGACTGTTTTTAACTACCATTTCTTGATCATCCATTCCAAAATTACTTAAACGTCTTAGCAATTTATTACTGAAACTTCTACCTACATTACCTTTACCAAACTCATACATTGAATTAGGCTGGTTATATCTATTATATGTTGTTGTTGCCACTTTTTAAATTTTTTTTTATTAATAGTATATATATTAAAACTAAAGTTCGTCAATTAACTTCAAATTCTTTTCAAAATTTCTCAATGATTTATAAAAACTCTCTATATCTTTATCATACATTTCTAAAATTTGTTCAAACATTTTAATTTTATCAGAAAATTCATCTTTTAATTTTTCATTTGTAATATTTTCCAGAGTTTCTAACATTAATCTTTTATTTACATAATATGTATCAAAGAAGACAAATCTTTGTAAAATTGTTGATGATATTTCAAAAATTTTATCTATCTTAAGCACATCATATGCAGTAATAGCATAATTTTTATTTCCATTTCTTTTAAGAAAATTATAAATCCAATTTACTTTAAAAGTAAATTCTTCTTTAACAGTTCTACCACCTGAAATCATATTTGAATTTTTTTCGTATCTATCTATATTACCTTTTATTATTGCATCTATTAATAATGCTTTATACATAATAGGTAAATAATCAAAATTGACAGCATATAATATATTTTTATTATTTATGATTTTTAATTGTCTCTCCATTATTCCTTCTTCTCTTTTATTTGGAACAGGAGGTATTGTTAAAATCGGACACCATATTTTATTACCGTTATAATTATATCTAATAATATAAAATCTACCAATCATAATATTTCTAACGGTAGTTGGTCTAACTTGCTTACTCGGTTGTTTCAATATATACGTAAAAAATTCTAATGTAGTATCTTCTCTTATTTTTCTACTATTTTGGTTATATTGACCAAACAAAGCCCTTACTTCTTCTTCAAATGTCATAATTTATATTAAAATATTAAGCCTTTTTTCTTGAGATCTTCCTCAGTTATTATCACATACTTCAAACCTCTTCTTTCACACCAATCCTTGGTAAACGCCCATTTATGTAAATTCTTTTTATAGGTTTTTAAAGCATATTCGTAATTTTCAAGTGTTTTTAAAGTTTGCCTTTTTTGAGGAACTGGAAATTCTGTCTCATGTTTTGGCTTAATCTCTATAACTACCCTATCATACCTATCTGTTTCACCTGAAGCCATTTCTACATAAAAATCTGGATAATATCTATGATTCTCTATTTGACCTGTTAAATTGGTTATTTGATAAGGTATTTCTAAACTTTCACAACTCCATTTAACAACCTTATCATTTAAATCACAAAATCTGCAAAATGCAAATTCCCAAGAACTACGATATAATATAGGTGTTATACCAATATACTTATTCGGGTTTTGTAATATATAGATCCCTTTACTAGGTGAGCCATCTTTTTTTCTTTGATACGTTAATCTAGCACGATTTAATCCCATAATTAGTAAGATTTATTTCGTAAAATATTTGGATTAGGAGGATCTTGAGCTAATTTAGTATTATCATTAACAGATATATAATTTCTTCCTCCGTTCATCAAAGCAATATCATATAATGTTGGAAACCTATTATATGATCCATTAGCAACATCCTGAAATTGAATATCTCTTACCAACATTATAAATTCTTCTTCCCTGAATGAAATTTGTGATGGTGCAGGTGTGGAATTAATATATCCATCATTTCTAACCCAATCTTTTAAAGCCATAATATTATTTCTTCTTTCTGATATATATATTAATTTAAAAATTAAATGTTATGCAATCCTTTACCTTCATTAGAATGACTCAAACTTATCATTTTTGGCGTTTCTTGATTATTTTTCTTTTGATAAATAACATTTAAACCACCTGCTATACCTCTTTTACAAATTTCAGAAAAATATGGAAATGCCGATGAATATTTTTTCTCATTAAAGCCAGCCCAATTTTGAAGCATCATAAGAATGCCCTGCTGCATGCAATCAAATTTATCATCAGGTGTTTTATATTTTCTTTCAAATTTTTTTATCATTTCTTCTCCAATTTTAATTATCATCCTTTCGGCATTTTTTGTTAGTTTACCTTTACCTTTACTAATAACAACTTCGTAAAAAAACTCAGAGTCATCTATGTATCTTGCCATCATATTTAATTATTTTTAAAATCGTCTAACCATTTATGTTTTCGAGCAACTTCATATGCATTATGATTCTTTTTAAAAAATTCAGTTGAATTTTTATATTTTAAAAATTCATTTTTACATTCTTCTTTTGTCCAATTATGTTTTAACATTTTCATATGAGAACATATTTCATCTAACCAATCATGCTTATATGAATATTGCCAAATTTTATGATTTTTTTTCTTAAACTCATTTCGACTATTATATTTTAAAGCTTCTTCTTGACATTCTTCTTTTGTATATGTTTTATGTAACATTATCATATGAGAACATATATCATCTAGCCATTTATATTTTTTCGCAAAACAATACATATTATGATTATTATTTGCAAATTCTGTTCTACTCATATATTTTAAAGCTTCTTCTTGACATTCTTCTTTTGTATATGTTTTATGTAACATTATCATATGAGAACATATTTCGTTCATCCACTTATTTTTGAGTGCTGAATTATAAGCAGAATGATTATTTATCATAAATTCACTTCTATTTTTATATTTTAATGCTTCTTTTTGGCATTTCTCTTTTGTCCATTTTA